AAAAAGAACTGAATATTCTTCTTATCATCATATTTAGTTGAATCAATATAATAATCCTTACCTTTATATTTTATTTTTACCGATTTACTCATATTTCTTACCAAATTCGTTTATTATTTCAAGTATTCTTTGTTGTTTCATTATATATTTTTAACTCATTAATACAATACGTTTTTCATTGAATAACTAACTAACTCATTAAACATTTCTCCATAATCAAGTTTAAAATCCCTATCATTTTTTAAATCATTTTTATCAACGTAATCCGAATAAGAATCTTCGAATTTAGATACCAATGATTTTATTTTAGTCCGGAATGTTTTAAATTCTGATGTTTTTGTTATATCATCGAATACATTATCATATGTATAGTTACTGGTTGAACCCTCGTGCATTCCCGTTACTATTTTATTCTCTTTGAGATAGTTTTGTATATTAAATTGTTGTTTCATTATTTTATTTTACCTTTATATTTCTTAACAAAATAGGCAACTACATCTGGGATATATTTTTTATAATATGGTTGATTTTCCATACACCATTTTTTCAAATCGGATTTATTTTTAAATGGGGTTTGCCAACTATTATTATTCATTATCATATCTAATTGTGGTTCTAAATCATCTATAAAATCTTGAACTGTCCAACCTTCCCAAATATGTTTGTTTAAGTTTAGTTCATTTATTGATTCTGCAAACCTACCAACAATCATTTTAAAAAACTTATTGTTTGGTTTACCAACTAAAGCTGTTATGAATGACATTCTATCTTTTAGATTACCCTTCTTTACATAGTTAAAAAGTTTTCTAGCATCAATATTATGTTTTTTAATAAAATCATCAACAGCAATACCACGAGCACCAGTGAATCCAGCAATTCCCATTGCCTCTTTACTAGCTTCATTTACTGATTCATCTACAATACCTTTATAAATATCAGCTGGTGCCTTAAATTGTTTATTTAATTGTATTGCTATATCTTTATATGCTTTATCTCTATCCTTTGGTGGTGTTTGTCTTTTCATCCAATATACGAACGTTAAGATATCCTCTGGTTTTTCGTTCCACCACTTTTTCATGTTCGGAAAACTCATACTCTCGTTGATAGATTCGGTCATTGATTTATGTAATAATTCATTACCTTTAACACTATTATATGTTTTGTATACAGAATTATATCTATATTTTTTACCATCTAATTCAATATCTTTTACCAATTTACCAGCATTATTGGTCATACGTTTTACGTACCCATCTTTACTGTATGAGATTTTTGAAACCATATCATCCATTGATCTCATCGTTTGTGAAGCCTCATTTACTGATTCTTTTATTTTATATTTTCTTTTTACATCATTATAAAAATCTTTACGATATTTTTGAGGAATGTGGTCAGATTTTAAATAGCTATATAAAGTTTGTGCATCTTTCCATTCTTGATTTGCAGCGTGATGTTGAGTTGAACTATATTGTGCTGCTATATCTAATATATCCATCACTTTATTATGATCAAAACTTTCATTACCTGATTGAAAGCGGCTCCTATGAAGGTCCTTTTTCAACATTTTCTTTAATTCCAATTTAACACGTTTTGCAGTATCACCTTTCCATTGACGTGCATTTGATAGAAAATATGCAACTATACTTTTACCTGAATCTTGGTGATAATTATCTTTTATTGAATCCAAACTAAACATAGCATCTAAATAAGGTTTTGCCTCGTAATTAACTTTTTTCCAATCACGTGAAATTTCACTTGCTATGTTAGATAAACTTCTACTTTCGTTTATTGATTCACCCATAAGTCGTTTATAATCAGCTGCTGGTGCTTTGAATTGTTTATTCAATTGTGATGCTATTTTACGATATGCCTTTTCTCTATCATTAGGTGGTAATTGTTTCTGCATCCAATATACAAATGTTAAAATATCATCAGGTTTTTCAGTCCACCATTTTTTCATGTTTGGAAAACTCATACTTTCATTTACTGATTCAAATTTATTTATATGTTTCATAAATGAATTAAAATCCTTTGTATTATCCAATGCATCTTTAATATGTGGCAAATCTAGTTTTCGGCCATACTCCTTTTCAAACTGAGTTAGAGTTTTACCGGTTGTATCCTTTGCCATTCTATAAAATCGTTTCCAATCAATTGATTTAACCTCGTTTACCGATTCTTCAATATAGCCTTGTTTGAATAATTTTGCTCTTGCAGCTTCTAAATCTTTTTTGTTCTTAAAAGTATCTATACCATAAAATGGACTACCATCTTTATGAGTTGATTTTCCATCATAATCACTAATAGTGTATTTTGCTTTACCAATATTATTCATTTGATAGAATGATTTTCTTCCTTTTACAGGTTTACTTTCATTCATTGAATTATACAACATTTCATTCTGAGACTTATTATGTGATTGAACATACTGAAGTACCTTTTTAGCAAATGCTGGTGAGTATTCTTTTGCGAGTGCTGTTATGGTTTCACGTTTGTTACCACCGTAACTTTTACCACTTCCACCACCATGACTTGGATATCCACCACCCACTTTATATCCATAATCCGTTGTTGATACTAAATTATTATCTTTGTCAAAAGTCCATTCAATTTCGCTAATTCGTTCACTATATGAATTACGTATAAGAATATGAAATCCATCATCATCATGTTTATCTGCACCGAGTGCTATACCGAATGATTCACCTGTTTTGTTATTTCTACCTTTAACGGTGGCCTCTTCTAAATTATATTCTCTGTTATCATATTTCCAATTTGAATCTTTCTGATAATCATTGAATATTTTAGTCAAGATATCATGTTCGCCGTTTCTTTTGAAATAATCCTTTGTTTCTTTGTCTACTTTTGATATAAATTGTTTAACATTTGTTGATTTCATAAATTTGGTATCACCGATAACCTTATGTAATTTATTCATCATGTAATCGTTACCGAATGCTTCATTTACTGATTCATTCGTGTATTTTTCGTTTACATGTTCCAATGCACTAGGATTTGATACTTTGTTTATCCTTGTTGTAATATTATTTACCGCCTTTTTTAAGGCTGATGGTAATCTTTGGATGACTTGTTTCTTTATATCTCTTTCATCATTATTCCAATCTATTTTAATTCTACCAGGATTATGATAACCATATTTACTGTTATCATTAAAGTCTAATACATTATGTTTGGTTTTTATTTTTGAAAATAATTTCGCTAAAAGACTCTTATCTTCAATTCGAGCAATGAGTATGGATATCCAAAAGTCACCACCCCCTCTAACATATGGTCTAACTACGGGAACAATCATATAATTAGTTCCATCATTACCTTTCCATTCTTTAGAAAATGCATTTTCTATATCATATGTTGAGTATGAAGTTGATTTATATCCATTCTTCTTCATAATCTGTTCTATAAATTTTTCCAGCTCACGTTCACTGATGGATTCGTTTACTGATTCGCAAGATTCTTTTTTCTCACCTTTACCATTCCATGCTGCATCTATTTTATTGAAAAACTCTTTCTTTTCTTCATCACTCATTTCAGGGATTGACTTTCCTGATTTCTCTAGTGCATTTTTGAAAAACGCTTGATAATCTTTATCCTCATGGATTGATTCACTGAATATATATTTATCTAATGCAGGATTAGATAAAAAATCTTGATATCCAAACTCATTTTGAATTTGATTTATTAAGAATTTTCGGATATCTCCAGATGATTTTCTTACGGCAAGATTATAATTATTACCATAAATCATTAATAGCTTATTAATGAATTTTGCAACTTTAATTTCAATTGGTTTTGGTGATTCGTTAATATCACCACATGATTCCTTTTTCTCACCACGTCCATTCCACGATGCATCTATTTTGTTGAAGAATGCTTTCTTTTCTTCATCACTCATATTAGGAATAGATTTACCAGCTTTTTCTAATGCTTTTTTGAAAAACGCTTGATATTCATTGTCTTCAACTAATGTTTCACGCACTAATTCCTTTATTCTGTTTCTTGTTATATTCATGTTGGACAATCCTTTGTATTTACTTTTTGTATTTTTTAATTTGATCTTCTACACCAATCATACTATGTTTCATTCCGTGATATTTAATTTTATTACCATTAACTACCCATACATAAGGTCTAGCATTAGTTGATTTAGCCCAAGTTTTATCTATTTTATCACCTGGCTTGAATGTTGGTTGAACATTAGAAACAACGGCGTATGATTCATCTGGGAAATTCATAAGTTTCGAATATCTATTTACCGCCACACCTTTTGGGAATGTTGTATATTTCCAATCGAAATTTAACCACCGATTTTCATGTTTCTCTTTTATTAATGATGTTAATTTTATTGTTGATTCTTCAATTGAACTATCTTCAGCTATTTGATTTAATATCATCAAAAGATGAGTTGGGTGTGATTGAACAAACCGTAATAAACCAGCCACATTGTCACCCAATGCCGTGGGTATCTTGAATTTTTTTAATATGTTTGTTTTTGGTTTCATTTTATCTTCTTTAAGTTATAAAACATAGATCTAGGATTTTCACCAGTTTGGTAAAAATGATATTCACCACCTTTTGTTTTGAACTTGAAATTTCCCCAAGTTTTCACCTTTGATAAATCCACGGTAGTTCCAAGTGTTTTTCCAAGTCGTTTTTCCCACTTCGCTCGAACTGCTTTTTGATTCGGATTTACAGAATCACCATAAGATGCAGGTATAGTGTATCTCAATCGTGTGATATCACCACCCTCTAATAAAATATCCTTTAATTTTATCATATTACCCATCTTACTTTGCCTTCAACGTTGAGTGTTTCTTAATTAATTTATATAAATCTGTAAGGAATTTTGATTTTCCCATTGTGTTATTATTATCACCTAACAATGTTAAAAGTGATTTCGATCTACTAACTACCAATTTATGGTCAAATGAAATAAATCCTTCATTCAAGATTTCTTCGTCTAATATTTTTTTTAGTTTTATATCTTTCATACTACTTCTCGATTTCTTGTATAGTTCGTACTATGTTTATTAAACGTTCTTTGATAGTTCTTATATGTTTATTGGTTCGTTTCCAATAACCATCTGTTTCTAACTCATTTATATTTTTTATCTGGTTGTACCAACGGAAGAATGTTTCTACCTCTTTTAATTGATATTTCAATTCCTTTAAACCCATAGCCAATTTCTTATGGCCATGCATTGAATCATCATTTTTCAATTCTAACCAACGATTTGTACGTTTTTTTGGTGCCTGTTCTTTTACTCGTTTGGATTCTTGTAATCCTACTTGTTTTCTTATTTTTTTATAATCAGTTTTACTATGCTTTTTAAGATATAATGATTTTAATTTTTCTATTGAGTAGATTGTTAAGTCATTCAATGTTTTATTCCATTTGTCCGGACTAATTTCTTTTTTTGTTGAATCGTATCCGTTACTACCTTTTAAATTTGATAATGTATACGTATCATACATAAGAGTAGTTGCCAACTTAGCCTTCAAATGGTCTAACATATTGAACCCAATTTTAACAGGTAGTCCTTCATATCGTAAACTACTAATCTCATCACCAGAGTCATCATCCCATTTAGTTATACTGTAAACTTCTTTGGCTTTGTCTAGTATTTTTTGCATTTTAAGTGCACCTTTTAAATCATAGAAATCCGAATTATGTTTCTCACCATCTTTCAAATAAATTTTAAATGAATATTTGAATTTAGCATCATTACGATATTTACTAACGGGGAATTTTCCCTCGTTAATTGATTCACTCATTGATTTAACAACTGCCGTCATGGTTTTTTTATCTTTTGTTGATGCTTTTTTGAATAAGTGTTTCCATCCTTTACTATTATGATAAACTTTATAACTTGACATGGGATCACTTGTATTCATTAAAAATCCACCATAAGAATCAATCATTTTATCAATTGAACTTAATAGTATCCAATCGGCACCCTCATTGATATTACGAATATCATCATTAACAACGGTATAACCAGCTTGAGTGGCTACTTTTTTGGTTTTATCTTTGGATTTCTTTGAATCATTACCAAAGGCGTTTGGTGTCTGATAACCAGCCACGTTTCCAGTTGCGGTTGATTCCTCTAATTCTTTTTCAACTTCATTGATAATTTCATCAATAAGGTCTTTGTAGTTATTTTTTGACATTACGAATTTCCTTTATTAATTCATATGTCATCATTAATGCCGAAACTTGTCCATCCGTAATAGATTTAGTAATTTTTTGTTTTTTCAATACATTGATCGTTTCACGTAATTTAATCTTCGTGATAACATCAGGTATTTCTTTATGTAATGTGTGTAATTCAATTACCACATTTTTAAGTTCAGATTTGTAATAGTCAACAAAATTGCCCGAATTGTTAACGTTATTAATATACCCACGTAATAATGATTTTTGCTGTTCATTTAAGTTAGTATATGTCTTATTAAATGTTTCAACTAATATCTTATACGTAAGTAATCTAACATCATTATCCTGTTTTGTATATGATTCTAGTAATTTACTTTCACGAGATGTCTTATCTACTTTTTTAGTCGATATATGTTCCACTAACGTATACTTAGCATCGAACGTATCTTTAACACTTAATATGTTATGTTTATTAGCTTCGAATAACTTGTGTATTGATGCTAATAACTTATAATTGGTTATAGGTGATGCAAGAAACTTTGATATCTCAAAAGATTCTTTTATCGTTTTTACCAAATTATACTTCTCGCTTGATAATTTCTCCTCATTTAACGTTTTACGGGCTTTTAATATAGTATCTATGAACTTTTCGGCTCGCTCCTCTGAACCATACTTTTCCTGTAATAATAAATTATATAGTTTTAATTCTTTTGCCAATTGAGTTTTTTTACCAAAGCATTCAGTTACAATTCCTTTGGCAGTTTCACGTGAATTATTGTTTAATATATCTAACGTAATTTGTCTAGTTAGTAGCTCAAATAAAAACCCTGTATTTTTGAATTTACTATGTCGTATCCGTGGATGATTTTTCATATTTTCTTTAGTATTATAAATTCACATTTAAGAAATTCCATTATTTCTGTCTGTCGTTGTGAATCTCGTTCTTTTTGTTTATTGTGATGTGGTTCATAATATTCAATTACAATGTTCTTTTCTTTACTATATCCGTCTATCCAGTAACCAAGTTCTTTTATGTGATATTCACCGCCGTTTTCTGCATGTTGTAAATCGGTTATACCAAGTTCTTTTGCTTTTTGTTCTAGTATTGGTATTGAAGTTGGATTGTAGTTTGGTGACATTTGTCCAACTCGATTTTTTATTCTATTTAGTGCGGAAATCCTTGATTTTTTATTTATTACATCAATTCGTTCATATCCATACTTACCAGTCTGCCACCCCTTACCAGTATTTGCACATTTATTACATTGTCTATTATTATTAAGTGCGTTAACAAAATAATATACAGTTGAATATTTTAATTCAGTTCCACAATTTGGACAATTTCGTATATATGGTTCAGAATGCATACTATATTTAGTAGGTTTTCGTAACCTACTATCGGTATCTTTAGTTAATCCCCTATTCCAAGGTAACCCACCCTTTACAAAACAACCACTGTTGTCGATTTTTTTCATTATGTTGTTTCCAATTTATTCGTATAAATAAGCATAATGTAGTGACAACACATGATGTACTACATTAAATTATAATCTCATATATAAATATAAAGTTATAAACTTTAAGTTAATTTTCTAGTTCTTCTATTATGTTAGAATCATCCAACATACTCGTAGTTTCATTAATTTGTGATTTAGCAATTGGTATTCCCTTTGTATATTCTGATGCAACTCGTTCACTTGTACGATGTTTTAGTGCACCTTTTCGTTCTTTATCACCAAGTGGGTCACGTCCATATGGTGAATCATCTTTACCATGTTTACCCGACTCTCGTGGCCTACCACCTTTATCTTTTAATTCAGTTTTAAGTTGTTCCAAACTCTCATCAACATCAGTTGGATCATCTTGTTTTGCGGGGTCATTACCATCTTCTTCGATTTGAGTATGTCTGTATCTATCTTTTAAATCGTTGATTATACTTCCACGTTCTACTTTTTGTTCATCAGCACCCATATTGAATACCTTTTCATATACCCAATCTTTAGATAACATATTCAAATCCTTTGCATCTGTTGCTAACCTAATTTTCTCACCCCACAACTCTAAACGCTCTTGTTCATATATGGTTGATGGGTTTACTAATTGAATACTAAAATCTGTTAAACTTGAGTCTTTAATACCATTTGAATATAGATGAATTATTGCTATTTTAGTTAACTCTGATATAACTGTACGTTGGATTCGTTCAATTGTTCTTGCAAACCGTACATCTTCTGCTGCAAGTGTTGCCTTCCCTGAATTGTGGATTATTACCCCTGCTTTTGTTGCAAAATTATGAAATTTATTAATACGTAAATCAGCGGTATCCTTTTGTTCTGTTAAAAATTCGATTCTATCCACTTTATGATTTAATATAGAATAATTTCGCATGAAATTTGAATTCTGCCTCGCTAATGGCATGTGTTTTAAAATAAAGTCAATTTTTTCTATCCCATTATGCTCAAATATTCTATTTAATGTATTTCGGTCAATATTCAATTTATGTATAACATCTTTAAATGAAGTTGCCGTTAACGCAACTTCAATTACGTGTTCAATAGTAATTTTATTATACTTGGTATTATACCGTTCGTTGGTATTACATTTTTTTGAACAATATTTTTTATTAGAGCTTGGTGTTTTATAGAATCCACTACCACATGTAGGACATACAATATATTTTCCAGTAAAAACACCTTTATTAGATGGGCCGTTTTCTTTTACCCATTGACCCAATTGTTTGCCTGATATATTACCACCCTTTTTACCAGCGATTCTTGTTGATTCGATCCACTTTGGATTGGATGTTCGTTTTTTAATATTTTCAGTTGAATTTAATGTATGTTCAGTTAACTTAGAATGATAATTCCTATGCTCCCAAAATCCCATTGATCCATCAAGATTTTCAGGATTATTATTTAATTTATTAAAATCTTTATGATGTATAACATTAGTTGGTTGTTTAATATTGAATTCATTTGCAACAATATTATGAACTAATTCATATTTTGATGTGGCTGGATTATACACAGTAGTGTATCCATCTTTATACCCTCCATAATTTAAATACAATGGCATCAACGATTGATTTGGTTTTAAATTTTGTGATTCAATCCAATTACCATCTCTAGTCATAAAATTATGATCTGGTGTACAATCTATATACTCACCGTTATCCAAATGAACTCTAACAAGTTGTGCGTTTTTACGAGTCATCCCCGCCCACATAATTTCACCAGGAACTATGTTACCGTCCTTATCAATCGAATATGTATAATTTTGTATTCCATTTTTAAAATCATCAATCAACTCACTTACAGTTTTCACATTACCATCTAATAACGGTATTTCAGTTTCAGGTACTATACATACATTTTCCTCATAACCTAAATATGCTCTTGGAATTTTCAAGGCGGCAAATAATTTATCTTTTAGATAATCAATATCTTCAATAGCCATATATTCTAAACCACCGATATTATCTATCTCCGTACCACTGTCACTACCTCGAACAGGAAGATAAAAATCCTCTGTTAGATTCTGCATATTATATTTAAGATTATAATCACCAGAAGAACTATCCATAAATGGAACTTTTTTCATCTTATTGATAATCTTTTGCATGTAATTATCAACTTCGGTTGGTTTTATATTACCAATATCTATTTTGAATACACGTTTTTCAGGTGCTCTCATAATTCTATGAATTAACATAGCATCTTCCATTAACGACAACTGTTTCCATAAACGTCTACCATTCTCAATCATGGCTTTTCCATATGGTAACCAGTTTGTATCTGATAACAATCTGAAATGTGCTATTTCAAAATTATCATATTCTTGTTTACCGTTTGGATCCATTGTAATTTTAAACTTAACGGCACTAGGATTCTTTGGGTCTGTACGTTCCATTCGTTCAGTATTATATACCGAATGTGGTGTTACATTTACAATACCTTTACCCTCTGCAATTTCCATCCCCAAAAAGAAATCACCATATTTACAATTTTTCACAAACACACCACTATCTAACATAACATCGCCGTTAATATCTTTCCCACAAGTTGCAAAATTATGTCGATCATCCTCACCATTCATACCAACAACAGTCATACAATACACATCAGCTGATTGAGTTATGGTTTCTATTGATTTTACTTTATGGTTTAATATACTTATGGATTGTAATTCTTTAATTTTAGTGTAAATAGAACTACGTGTACACTTTCGTGTATTAATTTTATTAAATTCGGTTATAAATTCAGTATTATCAATTAATTCAGTAACCATTGAATTTAATGTAGTGTTATTATCAATTGTAAATTGTATTTTGTTAATCAAAAACTCACTCCATTTTAATTTCATATTTTCACATGCATTTTTTCTACGGATTGGGTCTTTCCACATCTTTGATTTTAATGTGGATCTGATTTTGTTATGTGACTTATGTTCATTTGAATTATTATATACTTCAAACGGCGTAGGATATATTCCTGACATTTCAATGGACATACGTTCTCGTCGTTCATCAGAGCGTAACCATTTATCAATACCAATCACTCGTTTTTTTGTTATTTCGGGTGTATGTAATAATTCCTTACAATGACTAGCGTGTAATAATTTATGGTCATTCCATGTCATTAATTCCAAATTAGTTGGTGAATTATTATATTTATTAAAATCAGAATGATGGATAGTTCTCTGTTCTTTATTTTTTATTTGTCCTATTTCGTTTGATATGACTCTATGTGTGAATTCATATGAATTTGTCCCATTGTTATAAATTACCTCATAATCTTTTATATTATCATTATTACTTGATTGTAATTTTCTATAAAATGGCATCAAACTATCATTTACATTCAGTTCATCTGCACGTTTAGTTGAACCATTACGTAATATAAATGGATGTTCTGGAGCAGTTTCTATATATGTGTCATCATCGAAATTAACTTTTATAATTTTACCACTTGTGTAGTTTTTATCACACCATACCACTTTACCAGGTACAATATTATTAGTATCATCTTGAACTGAATATACATAAAGTTCTTCATTACTTTTAATTCGTTTAGATAATTCTTCTATTGTAATCGTTTCTCCATTTAATAATGGAATTGCCGTATCATATTTCACCGGCATATTGCGTACCCATGGCCATAAATTGAATTCTACGTTTAATATATCATAGAATAAATTTTGTAATAAGTCTTGTACTTTAGCGTTGTCCGAACGTATTGTCATTACATCACCAAATTCATCTTTTAATGTTGAATTATGTGTATATAGCTTCGAACCATCATTTGCTTCAAGTGCATATATGTGATTATCACCCGCATTTACGATGTCATATACATCTTCAATACCAACTTTTTCAATTGCAATTATTTTATGATTTGAAGTCGTTGCAAATTCATTTAATGTTTTACATCCAGTTGATAAAATAGTACGTCTTAATTTACGCTTACTAATATTTTTATTTTTACAAAATTCACCAATTGTAAATCGTTTATTAGGATTGTAATTTTCATTACAATATATTCTAAATTCAGAAATAAGTTTATGATTTTCTGATAAAATTTTGTTTATCAAAGTTTTTGAGCTATTACATTGATATTCATCGAGTAAATTAGATATATATGTATTCCACACATGTTTATTAACCCCTAATTCTTTTCTAATAATAGATAATATATTTATTACTGGATTTTCTGTTATTCTTGATTTTACATATTTTGTATCAATTTCATCAATACGTAATGAATTATGATCATATCTACCATTAAAAGCACCTGTTACCTTGTATCCTTTTTTATACATTGGATTTGATTTACCAGCATGACCATACTTCTCATTTCGTTCTGATTGTGTTAAACTTGCCATATATTCCTTCATTCTAGTAGAATGGTCAGATGAATGTAGTTTTCCATTTTCTGATTTCCAATATTTTTGTTGTCCTTTTATAAGTTTATCATAGTAATCATTTTTCCGATATGAATCTGAATTTATAGCATTCCACAAGTGTTTATTAAAAGATGCATGTGTTTTATTATGTTCCACCCAGTTCATCCATGATAATGAATTTGGTGAATTATTTAATTTATTAAATGAATTATGATGTAATATTTTAGTATGATTTGATATCAATTTGTTTTTTTGCTCTATCAAAAAATCAACACTATTACCAACAACTCTATGTACAAAATCAAATGTTTTACCATTCCATATCATTTCGTATCCATTCATATTTCTATAATCGGATAATTTAGTTGTTAACGCCAAAACACCATCACCAACTTTTAATTCATCTGTAAACGTTTGTTTACCATTTACTCCTATCCAAATATGATTACTTGTACATTTTATTTTTGTACCATCATCAAATGTTATTTGATATAATTGTTTTTTACCATTATATGCAACTTTATCAGCCTTTACAGGTGTAAATGTATTAGTCTTATCATCTAACCCATATAACCAAATATCAGTTTCATTTGATTCATATAAATCTTTAATAGTTCGTTTTGTACCATCTAAAAGTGGTATTATCGTTTCACCCGCCAAACATTCATCCGCATATATATCAAGTGCTGATGCTATTATCGGATCATTATCCATTGCATCAAAATCACGAAACACCTCTCTACGTACTTGTTGATACGCCATTGATTGTGCACCACCTGCTTGTTCGTAAAAGGAGCTTTGTATTTTTGTATATCTGTCTCGTAATGAAGATAAGTTCGTTTGTTGGCGATGTTCCACATCAGCCACACTACGTTTACCATCTTTATCAATGGTAATTACCGCCGTAGTTTGAAATAGTTTCTTTAAGTCTTTGAAAAACGTTGATTCTGCCATTTTTTATTGTATTTTTAACACATAATACCTTACTGTATAAATATGTTTATTTTTTATTATGATATATTATAATGTTATTTATCCGATCAGCCACTTCAAGTCCTCTTCGGTATCACCAACTTTCATTGTCCACCCCGTGTCAATTTTACCTGCAGTTCCACCATAAAATCCAGATTCAACTGCCACCGATGATATCCCATCAATCGCTTTCATAGTTAAATCAATCCCCTCTTGTCGTAATCTCAATGCGGTATCTCGTACCCATAATCCAATTGATAATGACATAACCAAATCATCATTATAACCTCTCATTGCTTCTGCTTTGTTATTATTCCACACAAATACATCCAATTCGTCTAGCAATCTCGTTGAACGTACCGTGATTGATTTTTCTCTGAAATATGTGTCTAGTTTAGATATAATTAACGGTCGAGTTTTTAATGTTGTTGAAAACCCTGCAATCATTTTTTTATCTTGAGCTCGATATCGGTTATTCATCTGATTTGATGTATCTACATATTTCAAATCCTTACTCATGTAAAATGTATTTTTGTATTCTCTATCTATTATTTGTTGTAATACCGCCCACCCAATATTCGCATTCTCAACTACCAACAATGCTTCATTATAATCTGTTGCAAGTGATACCAAGAAATTACCAAATTCTTTTGTTCCGATTTTACCTTTATATTCTGCTACCTGTGTTGCAGATTCAACCTCTATAACATGACATGCTGAGAAATCGGGCCCATCACCACGAGCAACATCAGCAATGACCATATATGATTTGGAATAATCTGGAAATTCCCATTTCCATAAATTACCATCGAATCCTGTTTTTTCTTGTGGTTCTTGACAAAATGATTCTCGATAAAATTGTAGTAACTCAGGTGCAATTACCGTATCACCTGAACTAACAAAGTCGACATCACATTCTTGAGCCGCCATCTTTCTACCAAGTAATTCTTCTTGTGCATCTCTCCACGATTGGTCTCGTTCTGGATGAACTGACCAATGTAATCTAGTTGGTTCAAATGGTGCTAGACTGTTTTTTGTAGTTCCCGCGTTTATCCATTGTTTATGAAAAAAGTTACCCACACCGTTTGGTGTTGAAAGTATAATTGCATCTCCACCCGTAGATAATGTTGATTGTGATGATACCCAAATTTCATCAATATCATCAATAAATGCCGCCTCATCAAATATCAATAATGATAATGCTTCTGAACGTGCTGCAGTTGGTTTTGATGATATAGCTTTTATCTGCGAACCATTTTTATATCTAAGTGATAGTTTATTATCTTCCTCCGTTGTTTCTTTTAACCAACTTGGTAAAAATTGATTCATCACGCGTACTTTCGTTACCAAGTTTTTAGCGGTATTCTGTGTGGTTGCAATAACCAATACATTGTAATCTTCTTGAAATAACATCTTCCACAAAGCGTATCCAGCAACTAAGGTAGATATACCAGTTTGTCTTGATTTCAATATAATATTATATCGTTTATCTGCTAAACTCTGTAATGTGGTTTCCTGATATGGATATAAATTGAATTGAATCTTACCACGTGTTGGGTGTTGAATCATACAATATTTCTTCATGAAATATATAGGATCCTGACTGCAGCGTTTGTATTCTAATTTTATAATCTCTTTAAGTGTCATATTCTCTATATTTACAATTATCAAAATGCCACCTAGGCATCGTGGCATTTCCACCTACCATACCACAATGTGGACATTTTATTAACTTTTGTTTTTTAAAAAACAACCATTTATATATTTCCTTTAATGTGAACATGTTATCCCCTTAAAAACTATATATGTTATACGTTGCACCTATACCGATTACCGTAACTGGCATTCCATTCGAACCAAATCCAACGGTTGCACTTACACCTAATCCAAATCCTGTAAACCAATGTTTCTTTTTAATTAACTTACGAATATATGGGTTTGTGTTTGGGTCAATTAATACACCCTCTAATGATGCTGCTGTAAATCCTGGATATGGTGAGGTCATATATACTTGTAATTTATTATCAACTACTTTTTGTCCGAATGTCAATTGAATTTGTGTTGTTCGGCTTACCAATTTTGTTCCAATGTTTGTAAATTGAATTGGTTCACCATTAGTAGCATCGTGTGTAGCCTTTACGGTGGTTCTACCAATTAGTTTGTCAAAGTTAGTACTATCATATGAATATACCAATTGCCATGGTACGGAATACATATTATCTGATAATGGTGTGATTGCACCGAATTTAGTTTCTAATTCATTAATGTATTTTTCTAATTCTTCCTCATTCTGTGTTAATCGTATAACAGTTTTGTTTAATGTTACTATTTTACCATCTTGTTTTCTAACCTCATCGAATAAGTCTCTATTTATTTTTTTCAATTCCTTTTCAGATGCTATATATCCCAATATACTAGCTTGTAATTCACCATTCCTTGTCAGTTCATAATTAATATCATCATTTAATGCCAACGCGTTTTGAACGGCGATTACACTTTCTCGTTCGAGTATATTAATATCTGAACATGATTTAGCTATAAATAAAACTGCTATAACAATCATTGCTAATAGAAATAGTCTACTGTTTATAATTTTAAAAATGTTGTTAAATGTATTATTCATGGTTATTTCCTTTATGTTTACAATTATTAAAATGATATCGTTTCATTGCAGATACACCACCCACATGACCACAATAAGGACATGTTGATTTTTTCTGTTTTCTACCCGATAGAGTAATACTTATTTTTTCACGGGTTTCTTCACTCATCGGTGGTCTTGTTTTCCAAGCGTCACGTCGTTTTTTACGAGTTTCGTCACTTATATTTATAGAAGCTATTCTTATTTTTTCACGGGTTTCTTCACTCATCAGCGGTCTATTTTTTGTAGCAATGCTCATTTTTTCACGGGTTTCCTCAGTTATATTACTGGATGCAATTCGGATTTTTTCTTTATGTTCGTTACTTAATGATTTACCAAGTTTAGCCATTTTCATTTTCATACGAGTTTCTAAGCTTGGATTTTTACACGAATCCCCAATTCTTCGTTTGTGTTCATTGGTCATGTTTAACGCATATATTCTTATTTTTTCACGCGTTCCATTACTTACAACTATATTTTCTTTTAATCGTTGATATTCTCTTGCACCAACTTTATAATCCCTACCAAATGCACTTTTCATCGTGGCCATCATTCTAACTGCGTAATGTAATTTATTTTCAGTTGGATATAATTCAGTTAATAATTTGTGACAAATAAAGTGTTCTTTTGCTGTTAATTCTACCAGATTTTCCTTGTCATTATTACCATTCATACAAGTTGGTAATATATGATGCTTTTCTTTATAACCAGTTAGTTTACGAGTTTTAGCCCGTTCTATAATCTGTTTATATATTGTTTCGTATTTCATTTATCCAACCTATCATCCTCGTTAATATCACGTTCAATTAATAAACGTAATCGTTTAGATATTGAGTATCCATTCTGTTTACAGTGCTCTATAAAGTCATCTCGTAGTGTTTCAGTAACACGTATTACTATTTGTTTATTTTTTCCCATAATGTATATTATTTGTTATACATATACATATCAATAAATTATAAATAATGTTCATAATTTTTCTCCCGTATTATATCAAATACTTCATTTCGTTTATCTTCTAATTCTTTAAGTTCTATCTTAAATTTATCAATTACACCTAACATTTCTACTTTTGCTT